CAGGGATTGGGTGGGTTGTGACAGAAAGAACTGGGGAGATGTTCAGTGTTTACTGAGTGTCAGACAGGTGCCATGCACGTACAGCAATCTCCATGAGGCCGGGGGTCACGTTTGGTATTGCTGATCCCGATGACCAGTATAACTGGCCATTCTTACGATCTTGGTCATCCGTTGATGCCTCGTTCGCAGAAGCGAGGTCAGCATAGACTGACATGAGAAGTCCGTTGCCGGTAGATTTCTCATCAATAGTCCGAAGCCAAACGCCTTGGCCATCAGTGAAGTTGCGCACGTCTGTATCTGATCCAACTTCAAAATCAAACGGTGGGGTGGTCCACGGGACTGTCGGGGTGCCAAATGTGACGGTACCATAGAGGAGGTAATTTACAAAATCACCTGGAACCATGGAAGTACCAGACACAGTGACAGCGGGAATGCCAGCCGCCGCGGGATCCAATGAGAATAGGACGTTCTTGCCTGCAACATTGAACACATTGTTCTGGGCATCAACGCTGAGAGTGAACTCCTCAACCTCCTCCACCTCGTAATCAAGTTCACTTCCGTAGAAGTCCATATCATAACAAAGGTAGAGGTTGCCGAGGGGCCCAAGATCAGCTGAACCTTGGAATGTGGAGGCAAAGAGAACTTGTACTAAGCCTTGTGTCTCGAACCTGAAGTCTCCCACTTCTTCGTCGAAATATTTGCTTATCGCGTCCTCAGGATCAATATCGATATGCGCCTCATCCCAAACAGGGGTCTGAACAAAGGATGGATGGGTGGCGGCATGGGCCAGCTCATTCCTACCAGTTTCCAGAGTGCTTGTGCCAACATCATTTCTGAAATAAATGGCAATTGCACCTGGAGTAGTTGTAGGAACAACAGGCTCATAGACGACACACATCCGGGTCACCTTATGTTCTTCAAACTCCGATGCGAACAACTCAAGGCGACCACCAAACGCGCGAGGATTGAGAGGGTACATGCCATGTGGGACGCGTGATCCTAGACTACGAGTGCCAGAGGTAATGCCGACCCGAACTTCACCAAGAAATTCGCGTCCGCTGACTCTAATAGCCCGTTGACCATTGCGCATGTACTCCACCTCGTCGTAGCTCGTCGGACCGCCACTAGGACTAACGTTAATAGGCACACCGGCTTGTGCCTTATTAAACTGTGCCATAGTCCTATGGCGACGGGCCACGATAGAACCTCCCTTTGATCGGTAAGTGGAAGTCAGATGAGGAGCGGAGCTAGAAGAGCTAGAATTTCTGGTAGGCTGGTGCCGAGGTCCTTTGCGACCTCTTTTGCCGCGTTCCAAAGGTCGCTTGTTACTCCTTTGACGGTGTCCCAGATTCCTTCGGACTTCTTGTTTCCGTTCTTCAACTGAGCCTCCATGGATCGTAGTGAGTTTCTGGATCGTTTGATGGTCGTGCTTAGTTTTGGATGTCTGTTTAAGATAATTTGCAAGTTGGGGGTATGTTTTCTTGAATGTTGAACCATTGTCACACTTCAGAGCACACATTTTAGTTTTTCGTCACTCGCCAACCCGAGTCCCCACGCGCACCTGCAGGCGCGTGGGTTTGACTCATTTATTTCTTGGATTCTTCTCCAGAGGCAGTTGTGTCTGCCTCATGGCGGTCCGGCGCTTTGGACCGCTGGGTACCATCTCTCTCACTTGGTTCTGGGGGTGCTGGCTTTGTAGCCGGCGGTTGGGCCGACCCCTGGTTACCCTTCTTCTTGTTCCTTGGAGGAACGGGCGCGCGCTTGGCCGTTGCGCCCTTCTTCTTTCCTCCCTTGCCTCTGCGTGACACCTTGTTCGGGGGAGAATTGCTTGCGTCACTCTTTTTCTGCTGCTTAGAATCACGCTCTGGGACATTATCTGCCTTCGTTCTAGCAGTAATGGCGGCAATCGGACGACAGGCTTGGTCTAGTATCTTCTGGAACTCGTGCGGACTGATCTTATCTAGATGCTCGTACATGTACACTCGCTCTTGAAGGCAAAATGCACAACCACAACCATCCCCAAACACGCAGGTACTAGCGTGTTCTGTCCAAGTTCCATTGCAAACACAATGGCCGACCTTAGTGTCAGCAAAACCAAAGCTGTCTCCCAATCTTGAGCAACAGTAATAGAGCATCACTTGTTCATGCTTCTCCGAGTTCCACGGCGCAACCTCAGGTAGCGCCGCCGCGTGTATCCGGACCTCGGTGGTGATCGCCCGAGTCCATGGTTGGATTACTACATGGGCCCCCACTGAAGGGACCAGGAACTCATTTTCATCCTCATACAAGGCGCGGTGTTTCAAACACCCCGCTACGTCTAGTTTCTCACCCGTAACACCATCTGGTCGTTCCATGGCTTGCCACAGTTTATACTGTAGCTCCATGTCACTTCGGACATTCTTGTCCGTGACCTCGCCCTCGGTAAGAGTGCGAATGTCGGAAAATAGACCCACACGGCGGTGCCCGTTGTGCATCTTCACTATCTTCCGCATGAGCTTCGGACTGGCTTCTTCTCGCAACTGAATTACTGATTGAGGGAGTCGATCAATGACCTGCAAATGAGGATCAATGAGATAGACAGTCTCAACAGTAGTAGCGCGCAGTAAGCCCAGTGCCATGTCGGAAGCAGTGGTTTTTCCTGCCTCACTCCCAGCTCCAACATACACAAGAATAGAGACATTGTACCGGAGCACAAAGTCCAAGAGCATGACACCGAGTTTCCTCGCGCCTGAAGTAGGTAAGTCGTGTCCGGTAAGGTCACCGGACGCGTAGTCATACCGCTTGCGTTGTCGTTTCTGGTAGAGTTCAAGCCATCCTCCATATCCATCGGTCCACCCTTGGGATTTGGTTGGTTGGCGGTGTTTTGGTTGATCTGGCGGATTCGTATACGACATCCAAGACCAGTTTGGGTTTTGTTCAGTGCCCGTGGCCACGGCAATGGGGCCGTAACCCTTAGCCTTAGGCTTAGGGTCCGGTGCAATCGTTGGCAAAGCAAGCATGTCCTCAATAGTCTCAGCGTTCCCGATCGCCTCCGCGAAATGGTGGGGGTCAAGGTCAAGGCCCTTACGAGCAAGACCCTCCTCCAGCTGCTCATACATCCACGGCTCCCTGAGGTTGGTGAATTGAACACTGGTGTCATACTGTGACCACCACGATTTGAGAGTGTTTGGGCTATCTGATCGAAACCCATACCGACCCCTCTCCTCGGGGGGGAGTGCTAGGAAGATGTCCATAACCTTACACGCCCAGTCACCAAGAAATGGTGTCTGTGCATCGGTCATGACTATTGACATTGCCTTTTGTATTGCCTTTGATTGCGGTTCTAGTCCCGCGGGCAACCCATTTAGGTTTGGTGCCATATGTAACTTATCCAACTGCCGTTCCAGACAGGTACACGAATTTGGGAAGCCATACCACGTATTCTGACTATAAGTTCGTGAGAGAAAGGTTATATATGAACCTCGTGGGCGAAAATTCACATCGATTTTGTGTCCGTACTCTTTCGCAACTAGTCCCATTATGCTAGCATCCTCAGGATTATTGACGATGGCGACTCCATCATCACCCCCGGCGATGCCGATGTTCTCATACGCCTGGAGGGGTTCTCGACCCAGGCGGCGATGCATACTATATGTGACCAAGGCATTGCCCATCCCATTGAACAATGCCGTCGCGAGTGACCCCGAAAGGCGCACCCACCACGTCTGATACTTCACTGATCCCAAACGAGCACGCTGCTTGTAATGGGATTGGTGGACGGTCTTGACCTCACCATGATAAATTGGCTTAAATAGAGCAAGAAGAAAACGGATCTCCATATACCGGTTGACAGCATTAACATGTCCGTCCCAGCGGGAGAAATCGGTCTCTATTATGCCCAAAGCGTCCTTTAACATTGCCGTGAGGTGCAATTCTATCTGACGTGGGGTTTTTCCGAACGCATACCACTTCACGCCCTTAAACTTATCTTGCACGGCATATATGAATCTCGAGAAATCACGCTTGAGGTTCGCTGGCAGTGTCGAGATGATCCTGGGGTCATTGATCATCATATAACACTCTGCTTTAATGAATGATGACACACCATCACGAGTGTCACCAACATCGGCCTGATCCAACAACATCCTCTGACTCGGACGGGGTTGTCGGTTGCGAATCTCATCCATGTCAACAGGGCAAAGGGTATGTTTTGCAACTCCCATCTGTGCCATGGTGATCTCTATAAACTCATCTATGTATTCACGCATCCATCTTTCGACCTTGCGCTCCTTCCTATCACAGATATTCCTCAGCCTACCATCAACTGCCTGTACATCATTCCCATCAGCTTTCGCTGGATTAGCCCCACCATTAAGTAAGGGGGACATAAAAGGGAACATACGCGGCCGGATAAGATCTGGTAGATCTCTTCCTTGAGTGTAGACATAAGTACTACCTGCTAGGTAAACTGGTACAACATGGGGCATTCGAGTTGGGACCGAGGGATGGTCCCGTGCATACTCGACCATAATGTTACTGTTAGGGGTCTCAGTAACATAGTTGACGCTTGCTGATCCAATCTTATGCGATGAGATACGAGCACTCGCCAAAATGACGTCGTAGTTTGCTGCAGTACCCTCCCACGACGTGAAGCCCATTGGTCTGACTTCACGACCATCATAGTCCCCAGCACGAGCCAGGGCCACGGTAGCTGACATGAGTGTCTTCTCATTGCCAATCTTGGTGGTCTGCGACGAAATTACTGCCCAATTGTGTTCCTTACCAGGGACGATACAATTATAACGTTTGAGGGTGCGAACCGGCTCCTCGAGGAGGTGTCGTCCAAAGACATCAAAGACATAAGCTCTGAAGCCCGTCATATGGACAACTGGTTCCACGAGGACCATGGTATCACCATAAGTCTTCAGGGTCCGTCGTTCGACCCGGGACAAGGTGACGGCATAGCTTGGTAGTCTAATCTTACCGATCAGTGGGACGTCACACGTGCTCAGAACCTTCCCTGAGGTATAGAGCACATCAGTCCCATAATCCCAATGCTGTTGCGTGTACACTGCACCACCTCCATATATGGAGTGGAAGTAACACTCTCCATTTGGTCCACGGAGGGTGGTAACAGAGCACATAGCATCTCCGCGACCATCAGCATGTGCTGGACGATCGTGGACTGTGGTGAGTATGAGCACCGGATTAGGGCGATTCAACTCGGATGGCATGTCTGCATCATAATCGTCATGGACGAAGGTTATGATGTCGCCTTCTTGAGGACTATCCTCTTTCGGGCGACTCAGCAGATCCTTCCAGAGCCAGACTGGGCGCGCCCCCGGTTCTCCAGCGGCACGTTGACCTCCACTAAGGAAGGGCAAAAAGCGGCGGTAACCATTATAGGCGGCCCATTCATCAGATGCCTCGTTAAAGGCCCGGCGTACGGCAGCGTGGGTAAAATGAGTATGATCAAGACGATCCTTAATTGAATCATAATGCTCATCCCACAAGCCCACAAGTACGCTCAATGAACGGCGAAGGGAATGATCTACACGATCAGCATGCTCAGACCACAGGCGGCGCAGTTCAGCATGGATTTCCTCTGCATACAAGGCCCCGTAATGAACGGTAACCTTAGCAGTGATAAATCCAACACAACCGATGACTAATATAGTCCCGGCAACTGGCTGCGCTAAAGGCAATAGCACTTGGGCTGCGACACTGTTGATGACGAAGTCACCAACGGCGTCGGCCAAGCTATCTGCGGTTTCGCTAATTTCTCCAATGATCTTGGAGAGTGACATTTTCCTGGATTAGAGGAAAATTGTG